AACAGGAACTTACGCATATACTTCTGATATAATGTAATGACAATATGAATTTATAATACACAAAAAATAACAGAGATATATAAATTAAAATAACTAAAAAAAATAAACAATATGAAAAAATTATTATCATTTGACGAATTTGTAAACGAACAATACGACGTTTTTGATCCATCTAAAACAATTGATGAAGATCCAATTGCTAAAGTATTGTCTTCTATAGATGAATTAGTACCTGGTAAAGAGTATGTTTTGACTATTGATGGTGTTAAAAACACTGACATGTTATACCAAGGTGTAACTGATGGTTCTTACATTTTTAATGGAGAAGATGAAGCTCATGATATTTCTTTAAATGATGAAGAAATGCAAGCAGTTATTGCTGCTAATGGTGTTGTAGAAGTAGCAGAATAAAATTATTAACATTTTAGATGGACATTAAACAACTTAAGCCATCAAAAAAATCAGGTTTCGTGCAGGGGTATTTTGCCTTAAATGAGTGCAAAAAATATCTAGGTACGGGACCTGTTATTTTTAGATCATCTTGGGAAAGAAAATTTTGTTTATATTGTGAAAGGAATCCTCAAATTATAGGATGGACGTCAGAGTCAGTAGCAATTAAGTATTTTAATTTAGTAGACAATAAATACCACACATACTATCCGGACTATTTAGTTAAATTAGATACCGGGAAGGTTCTTTTAGTTGAAATTAAACCAAAGGCACAATTAAAAAAACCTACAGAACCTAAGAGAAAAACACCTAAAACAGTAGCAGCTTATAAGTGGGCATATAACACTTGGTTAATGAACATGAGTAAACATCAAGCAGCAGTTAAATTTGCAGAATCTAGAGGTTGGGAATTTACTTTTGTTACTGAGGAGTTTTTCTCTACGGCAAAATAAAATTTAATAATCATGCATATTGAAGATGAATTAAATATTATTTTTAATGCAGTAGATAATGCTACAAATGATATTGTTAAACCAAGAGAAGCTAGTATTGAAGATGAATTTTCAACTAAAAATAAAATGACTTCTTCCGAAGCCATTGCTTGGTATGAAAATGAACTTAAAAACAAATCCACAAAAGTTCAAGTTGTAACAAACCGTAGATTATTACCAGGAAAAATTTACATTTTTAAATACAATGCAGAAACTGGTGAAAACTTATCGTACTGGGATAGGCATCCCATAGCTCTTATTTTTGGATTAAAAGATACAACAAATGGACCAGTTTTGTTAGGAATTAATCTTAGTTGGTACCCTTTAAGAGCAAGATTGTTTTTCCTTAAAACAATAAGGACTCTATATAAATCTAAATATGATGCAGAAATTAAAAAAGCACCTAATGATGCCAAAAATCAAGGTTATGTGTTGTTAAACTTGTATAAAATTAAAAAATTAATGGATAAAGTAGGATTTTCATTTGGTATGCGAATATACAAAATGGAAAATATACAACCAACTTTAACTTGTATAGCTTACGAGGAATGGAAAACTGTTGCAAGAATGAATACTCCACCTAAATATCCACAACTTGTAACAGAAGGTTATTCTTTAAGAAGAATTTACTTGAATTTTATTAGATACATATCATACTATAATAAAAATATAGGTTCGATGAGGGATAAACTCGAGGAAAACCACAGAAAAGGATTGTTCAAGTTAAGAAAATAAAGAGTGATATATAAATAAATGACAACCTTAAAATAACATAAATATGGCTGGTTTTATAAACAGAGATGCATTATTCAATGAAAAAACTTCATCTGCATCTAAAAATAATGTATCAAGCTTACTTAAATCATTATCATCTTTCGGGATGAAATATGATGATATGGTGTTGAGGAATTCAAAGGCTATTGGTTCAAATGAAAACAATTTCGGTTGGAAAATGGATCCAACTGGAATTATGGGCGGCGACTATGATGATTATGCATTATTTGCAAATTTATCAATGACTGATATAAATTTAAGAAAAGCAATTTCTATTTTTGATAAATCATATCCTAAAAAACGAGAAGACTTAAGAAAATTTGCAGTACAAGATGAAATTGAAGAAATTTTAGATACGCTTTGTGATGAAGCAATTGTATATGATGATAAAAATTATTTTTGTTACCCTATAACTGTTGATGATGAAACTCTTCAACCCGAAACTCTTGCTAATATAAAAATGTCACTAGATGATAATTTCAAAAAGATTTATCAATACTTCGGTTTTAACAATGATATTTCGGCATGGTCATTTTTTAGAAAATGGTTAATTGATGGTTTTTTAGCATTTGAAATTATTTATAATACAAAACAAACAAAAATTATTGGCTTTAAAGAACTTGATCCAATTTCTTTGGAACCAGGACTTGATAACGAAGGTAAAAAAATCTGGAAACAATACAAAGATCAACCCGGGAAAGAACGTAAGCTTTATGATTCGCAAATCCTTTATATTTCATATTCTCAATCAAATACAAGCTCAAGAGTTTCTTATGTAGAACGTCTTATTCGTTCTTTTAATCTTTTAAGGATTATGGAACATTCTCGTGTTATTTGGGCTACTGTAAACTCTTCATTTAAAACTAAATTTGTTATTCCGGTAGGTGGTAAATCAAAAACAAGAGCAAAACAATCCCTTGGTGTTTTGATGCAAAACTATCGAGAACAAATAGACTTTGATACAGAATCTGGTGAATTAAAAGTTAATGGTAAATCAATGATGCCATTCAACAAAGAATACTGGCTGCCTTCAAGTGACTCAGGTGAGCCACAAATAGAAACTATTGGTAATGATGGACCAGATTTATCTGACACTGATGCTCTTAAATACTTCCGTGAAAAACTTATCAAAGTTTCTAAAATTCCAATGTCACGTTTTGACCAAGAGTCTCCTCCGTCGTGGGAACTAAATGCAGAAGGTACTACTCGTGATGAAATAAAATTCTCAAGATTTATTACAAGACTTCGTTCAGTATTTCAAGAAATGCTTGTTAAACCTATATGGTTGCAAATGTGTTTAGACTATCCTGAATTAAGAGAAGATGATGCATTTAAAAATCAAATTGGTATTAGATTTAATAAAATGAACATTTTTGAAGAAATGAAAGAAATTGAAATTCTTCAAAAGAAAATTGAATTTATTACTGCTATGAAAGACTCTTTAGTTGAACAAGATGCTAATATGAATGAAGTAAAATTCTGGTCTTCTGAATGGCTTGTTAAACGTTATCTCGGTATGTCCGAAGAAGATTTACGTGCTAATGCACATTATAAGAAACTTGAAGATGAAGCTAAACTTAAAAAGGCTAAAGAAGACTCTATAGCAATCGGTCAAGTTGACAATAGCCAAGCTAGTGGTGATGATGGATTTTAAGAAAATTTATCACAAAAATGATTAAAAATTTCAAAAAGCAAAAAGATATATAAAATAAAATATAAATAATGAATAATAACTATTTATTAGTTCTTGAACGTTCTGAAGGTAATTTAGTTGCTAACACAAGTAATTCTGGTAAGTATTGCTTGGAAGGAGTATTTACTGAATTTGGAGTAAAAAATAAAAACAACAGGATTTATGACAAATCAGAAATGATGCCTCATATAAAAGAACTCCAAGAAAAAATAAAAGGTAACAAACTTTTAGGAGAGCTTGACCATCCAAAGTCTTTTGATATTTCTCTTAAAAATGCTTCACATATTATCGAAGAATTAAGATATGATGAAGCTACTAATAAAGTTTACGGAAAAATTAGATTATTAAACACCGATGCAGGTAAACAAGCAATGGCATTAGTGGATGCTGGTGTACCTTTGCATATTTCAAGTCGTGCTGCTGGTGTTGTAAGTTCAGATAATCATGTACAAATCAAGAAAGTTTTTACTTATGATTTGGTTGCGGACCCAGGTTTTGCAAATGCTGAATTAAATAGAGTTAATGAAAACTTTGGTTTATCAAATGATGATTTGATACAAATTTATGAATTACCTTATTTAGAAGAAAATCAACAAAACGAAAATAAAATAAACAAAGGAACTAATATGGATGACGTTAAATTTATCACCTTAGAAGATTTCAACGAGTATACCAAATATACTAAAAATGAAATTGCTAAGTTGAACGAAATGTTATCTTCATTGAATGAAAACAAAGGAACTCAGTTAAATGAAGGTATTATAAGATATTCCGAAGCAACAGCAGATCGTGTAAATGCTTTAACAGGATATGTTAAACATTTAGCTGAAACTGTTGATAATCTTATTTCACATAATGATTATATAATCGAAGGTCTTGAAAATGTAAAAAACTATGCAACTTATGCTGTAGAAAATGTAGAAAATGGTATTAACTATACCGAAAAAATTGCTGAGTCGACAGATAAACTTATTGAGTATGTGAAATTGGTAGCAGAATCAGCGGATAAAGGAATTGAATATAGCAAGATTATTGCAGAAAAAACTGATCAAGTTATTGAATTTAGTAAATATGTTGCTAATGAATCAAACAACCGTTGGGCTTATCAAACCTATATCAATGAAAACGTTGATAATATTATTTCTCATAATGACTATATAATTGAAGGACTTTCTTCGGCTGTATCTTATACGGAATATATGAAAGAAAACACTCAAAACTTGATTAATTATGTAGACCACGTTATTAATGAAATGAATGAAGGTTTAGAATCACATATACCTTCTACTAAAACTGTTAATGAAAAAGTTGTTCCTATAGTAGAAAGTGTAGATGACTACAAAGCTAGTATTACTTCTAAACTTGATCTTATTCTTGAAAAAGCAAAAACAGAACCAAGTCCTGTTAAATTACCTTTCATGAATTTTATGTCAGCAAGTAAAAAAGCAGAATTTGCTGCTTTAGATGAAAAAGAACAAAAAAGAATTATAACAATTTTTGAAAACAGTAAATTCTATGGAACAGCTGATGTTGAAGCTATTTATGAAAATGCTACACGTAAAGCACCTGTTGCATTGAATTGGTTAACTGATATGCCAGCTCAGTATCTTGAAAGTTGGTCAAACTTAAATGAATCGCAAAAAAATCAAATTATTTTACAAGCATCTATTAGATCATTAGATACTGCTTATAAAATTGAAAACTTCTGGTCGACACGTGACTTACGTCCTTCTAAAGTAGAAGTTGTTAATGAGTCTGAATTGAGAGCTGGTTTGAATTTAAACGAAACTCACTCATATGAAACTCCAAATGCATATATGGAAGCTGTTCAAGAAGGTTTGAAACGTAGATTTAATCGTTAATAAAATAATAAAAACTTAAATAAAGTTAGGCCTTAATAAGTCTGACTTTATTTACTAAATAAAAGATTTAAACATGAAAAATATTATAACATTTGATGAATTTGTTAATGAAAGCCTTCTTTTAGAGTCTTTTAAAAGTCAAATACTTGCAGATTTTAAATCTAATTTTATAGGGGGTAGCAAAGGAAATTTTGCAACTAAATTACCTAAAGGAATTCTTTGGGACCAAATACCTGATTCCGAGATTATACCAAAAGAAGACGAACGTTTTAATAAAAAATTAGCCAAAGACACCGATTATGTTATTTTTTGGTATAATTCAAAACAACAAACTGTTAAATGGAATCAAACCACTTATACAAAATGGGGAGTAAAACGAGATAATAATATTTATTTAAGAGCAAATAGTTTGTTAATTACAAAAGGTATGAATTTTCTTTATGGAGGTTATTATGATATTCTTGACTCTCGTGTTGCTACTAATAAGTATGAAAAACCATTAGAAGGAGCACTAGCAGTTTCTAGACTATTTGATGATATTGAATGTGCTGCATTTGCTATTAAATGGTCGACTTTGGAACAGTATTCTTCTTCTAGTTTAAGAACAGATAGAACAATAGCTCAAAAAGGTGCTATAGCTCTTATGAAAGAAACAGATATTCTTTATGCAAATCAACGTAGATATGATGATGCAATTAAAGCAAGCAAACTAAATAAAGGTTCTAAACCAATTGCAGAAAAAGTTGAGTCAGTTATCTCTAAAATACGAAAAGAAATTGAAGAAGCGTCTAAAATACCATTTAATGACTTAGTAACATTTTCTACAGGAAAATTTGGTAAAGAAGGTGAAATGGAATCGGCTTATTTAAACAAAATTGATTATAGTAAACTTGAAGCTTTAACAAGAAAATATAATGATATTGTAAGTGCATTTAACTATTGGTATAATGAATACAAATCATACATACGAAATAATTCTGATTCTTATAAAACATGGGCTGATACAGCCGAAGAAAGGTTAAATGCTTTATTAGCAAATGCTTAATACTATGAAAAACCTACAAAAATTTAATGAGTTCATTAAAGAACAAATACCATTAAATGAAGGATTTGTTGATGTTAAAATAGCAATCCAAGATAATATAAAAACATTCCTTAATGATATTGTTATAGCAAAATCTAAAGGTTATGTTAAGAATGAAAAAGATGCAGCAATGCTTTTGTTTGATATTTTAGAGGATATGTATAAAATTCCAAATAAAAATAGATAAAATATCAAAAAATTACAAAAAAGTGAACTTTTCTAAAAAACAAAGTGATATATACTTTAACTAATAATAATT